AATTGGAGGCACTTGAACATGCTTTATCAAATAAGAAATCGCTTTTACTCTCACCTACTGCTTCAGGGAAATCCCTTATTATATACATGGCAATTAGAGCTTTTCTTGATTCTTCTGATCGTAATGTTCTTTTAATTGTACCTACAACCTCTCTCGTAGAACAAATGTATTCAGATTTTTCTGATTACTCTAGTCAAGATGAATGGAGTGCAGAAGATAACTGTCACAAAATTTATTCTGGTAAAGAAAAATATAATATAAATCAAAGGATTGTTATAACTACTTGGCAATCAATTTATAAGATGCAGACTCCTTGGTTTGAAAATTATGGTATGGTGATAGGAGATGAAGCTCATAATTTTAAGGCTAAATCACTTACAGCTATATTAGAGAAGTGCGTTAACGCAGAATATAGAATGGGTACTACTGGAACACTTGATGGTACACAAACACATCAGCTAGTGCTAGAGGGGTTATTCGGGCCTGTCCATAGAGTAACATCTACTAAAAAGCTCATAGACCAGAAAGCATTATCTGAGTTACAGATTGATGTATTACTTCTTAAATATTCTGATGAAATTTGTAGAGAGGTAGTAAAGAAAGACTATCAGGCTGAGATGGATTATATTGTTAAATATGAGCCCAGAAATAATTTTATTACTAATCTTGCGATGGATTTAGACGGTAATACACTAGTATTATTTCAGTATGTAGATAAACATGGCAAACCACTACATAGCTTGTTGCAGGAAAAATTTGAAAAATTGCCAAGAAAAACTAGGAGGTTGTTTTATGTATCAGGCGAAACCGATGTGGATACGAGGGAAAAGGTCAGGGAGATTACAGAACAGTCTAATGATGCGATTATTGTTGCTTCCATGGGTACTTTTTCTACTGGTATTAATATTAGGAATTTACATAATATCATCTTTGCTAGTCCAAGTAAGAGCCAGATTAGGGTGTTACAGAGTATAGGTCGTGGATTAAGAAAGTCGGAAAATGGTAAGGCTACAAAAGTATTTGACATTGCAGATGATTTACACTGGAAGTCTAAAAAGAATTATACCCTTCAGCATGCTGCTGAAAGAATTAAAATATATGCTAAAGAAAAATTTACTTACAAAGTATATGATGTTAATATATAAAAATGGTGTATAAATATTAATATGGAACAACAAATTAGACATTTCAAATTACTTAATGGTGATGATATAATTGCATTTCTTGTGAATAATAACGAAGATAATTATATCATTGAAGAACCATTACTACTCGTGCAAAACATGACGGGTAATTACAATTTCACTAGGTGGTTTCCACTATCCCCTCAAAAAGCATTCAAACTGTATAAAACTAGGGTTATGCAACACGTACCCGTATTTGCCAATATATCTGATGCATACTGCAAATATTTAATGGCTACTAATTCAGAGGATGAGCCCAGAGTTCAAACATATAAAGAGCTTCTCTCTGAATTAATAAAAAATGAAGTAGAGATAAGAGAAAGTATTACAGATGATGATTATTACTCTTTACCAGAACCGGAGGAAGAAGATGACCCTACTATTCATTAAGAACCTATGGTATACCTCTATCCCCCCGGATGACTTATATATTATATCATAAAAATGGCTACTTGTAAACCCCTTTTTGCAATTAATTTAAAAAAAAAATAAATGTTATAAACCGGTTTACAAATGAGTGAGAATGTGTTATAATATACACATTATGGAGGAAAAACTGATGTCAACTAAAGCTAAACAAAAACCACATTATGTAGATAATAAATTATTTTCACATTCAGTTGTGGCATACGTAGAAGAATGCAATAAAGCAAGGGAAGCCGGAACAGAAGTTCCTAAGGTTACTGATTATATTGCCACTTGTTTTATGAAAATTTCAGAAGGACTGTCCCACAGACCGAACTTTGTTCGGTATACATATCGGGAAGAAATGGTTATGGATGGAGTTGAAAACTGTTTAAGAGCTATTAATAATTATAATATTGAAACTGCTACACGAACAGGTAAACCCAATGCATTTTCTTATTTTACTCAGATATGCTTCTTTGCATTTATTCGTAGGATTACTAAAGAAAAGAAACAGCAAGACATTAAATTTAAGTTTATTGAGAAAATGGGTATTGATGACTTTGTACAAATGGGTATGGATAATGAAGGTGCATCTCAAACTGCACAATATGTCGATACACTAAGAACTAGAATCTCTCAAGTAAGAACTAAAGATGAAGCGATCAAGGTCTTTGCCAAAGAAGAAAAGGCCAAGAAACAAAAACTAGAATTATTCATGGTATAATTATGTGGACTTATGAATGTAAAGCAGGTGTTTATACAGAAACATCATTGATTAAATTATTATGGGCAATTCACAATCATAGAATGCACCACCTGATTAATCATGGGAGGTATGCAGATTGAAAGTAGCAATATTAAATGATACCCATTGTGGTGTCCGTAACAGTAGTGATATATTTTTACACTACCAAGAAAGATTTTATACGGAAATATTTTTCCCTTATTTGAAAGAGCATAATATTAAACATATTTTGCATCTAGGTGATTATTATGAACATAGAAAATTCGTCAATTTTAAAGCTCTTAATCAAAATCGCAAACATTTTCTTGAACCTATGCGGGATAATGGTATTACTATGGATATCATCCCTGGTAATCATGATGTGTTTTACAAAAATACTAACGAGCTGTGTAGCCTCAAAGAGCTGCTCGGATATTTTACTAAACATGTTAATATCCACATGGAGCCAAAAGTCATTGATTATGATGGACTTGGTGTTGCTGTAATACCTTGGATTAATAATGCTAATTATAAAGAATATATGGACTTTGCACTGTCTTGTAATGCTCCTATCCTTGCTGCTCATTTAGAGTTAAAAGGATTTGATATGATGGCAGGTGTACCAAACCCACACGGCATGAGTGCTGATGTGTTTTCTAGGTTTGAGTCAGTATTATCTGGCAATTTTCATACTAAATCTAGTAGAGGTAATGTAGACTATCTAGGTACTCAAATGGAGTTTACCTGGGCAGATGTAGATGATCCTAAATTCTTTCATATTTTAGATACAGAAACTAGAGAATTAACACCAGTTCGTAATCCCATTACCATGTTTAAAAAGGTAATATATGACGATACAACCACGGATTATAGCAAGATAGATGTGAAACAATTTGAGAAAAAGTTCATTAAACTAATTGTTATAAATAAAAATGACCTTTATATGTTTGATCAGTTTGTTGATAGACTGCAAAGCATTGAGACTTATGAATTAAAGATTGCAGAATCTTTTGAAGAGTATTTGGGAGAAAGCGTCGAGGACGAGAAAATATCCCTAGAAGATACTACGACCCTTCTTGATTCATATGTAGAAGCGGTAGATACCGAACTAGATAAAGAACACATTAAGGTTGAGTTAAGAAAGCTATATACAGAAGCTCAAAACTTAGAGGTAGTATGATACATTTTAAATCATGTAAGTGGCAGAATTTTCTGTCCACGGGTAGTGACCCAATTGAGATTAGATTAGATAAATCACCAACCACATTAATTGTAGGACAAAATGGTGCAGGTAAATCAACATTACTAGATGCATTATCTTTTGGCTTGTTTGGTAAACCACATAGAGATATTGGTAAATATCAGCTAATCAATTCTATTAATCAAAAGAAAGCTCTAGTTGAAGTAGAATTTGATATAGGTAATTCTGAATTTAAAATTGTAAGAGGTATTAAACCTAATAAATTTGAAATTTGGCAGAACGGAAATCAAATTAATCAAGCATCTAATGCTAGAGATTTTCAGAAGTATTTAGAAACAAATATCTTAAAGCTAAATCATAAAAGTTTCCACCAAGTAGTTGTATTAGGGAGTAGTTCTTTTATTCCGTTCATGCAACTACCAGCGTGGTCCAGACGAGCTGTTATCGAAGACCTGCTTGATATTAATATCTTTAGTAAGATGAACACACTACTAAAAGAACGCAACGCTAAAATAAGAGAAAATCTTACAGATATTAATCATAACATTGATATAACTAATACTAAGATAGATTCACAGTCCAAGTATATCAAAAGTTTGGAGTCACTTAATCAAGATCAGATTGATAAGAAAAGAGATTCAATTGAGTTATATAAAGAACAAATAGACGAGACCTTTAATGAATCACAAGAATTAGGTAAAAATCTTTCTACTCTTATTTCGGAAGAAGAAAAGAATCATAAACACTTTATGGAGAGAATGACTGAAATTAAATCAGTTGAAAAGGGTTTAACAGCCAATATTAAATCTCTTGTAAAAGAAGCTAGATTCTATGAGGACAATGATAATTGCCCCACTTGTGAACAACCAATTGACGACCAGTTAAAAGATAAAAAATTATCTGGTCTGAAAGTAACTGCTGCTGATGTGCAGAAAAACCTTGTATCTTTGTCAAAGGAGGTGAACACAACAGAGAAAGAAGGACAAGAGATTCATAACCACTTGAATACTCTAAGGCAAAGGCAGCAGAAGATTAACTCTAATAATGACAAGATTTCTGTATTACAAAAAGAAATCGATAAAGTCCAAAAAGAGATTAATCATCTTACCAGTCAGACTGGAGACACGGGTAAAGCTAAGAAGGAACTATCTGGATTAAGAAAGTCCAAACAAGCTATTACCGAGAAGAAGCTAGAGTATGTGGAAGAACGCACATATAATGAAGTTATCGGCGAAATGTTGAAAGATACAGGCATTAAAACTAAAGTCATTAAGCAATACTTGCCGGTTATGAATAGACTGATTAATCAGTATCTACAGATTTTGGACTTCTTTGTTGCATTCCATTTGGACGAGAACTTTAATGAAACTATTAGGTCTCGCCATAGGGATACATTTAATTATGCATCATTTAGTGAAGGTGAGAAACAGAGGATTGATCTATCCCTACTATTTACTTGGAGACAAATTGCCAAGCTCAAAAATAGTGCAGCGACCAATCTACTAATTCTCGATGAAACTTTTGATAGTAGTTTAGATGTAGACGGCGTTGAGAATTTAACTAAGATCCTACAGACCTTAGAAGATGGAACCAATGTCTTTATTATTTCCCATAAGGGAGATATACTCGAAAACAAATTTAGAAGCAAGATTGAGTTCTTTAAATCTAAAAACTTTTCTAAGATTGCCTAAAATATTTGTTTACAATTAGAGCTTAGTGTGATATAATACACTTATTAAATGAAAAAGGAGTCACACTCGTGACGAAAGACCGATTTGATCTAGAATCCGCTATTATGGAAGCATGGTCCTCATGTGAAGATATTGATTTAATATACCATAATACTGATAAATTAAACCTAAATGCCAAAGACTGTGATGAATTGCAGAATCAACTTCTTGGCTTAAAATATATTACAGAATTGAGATTTAATAAGCTCTGGGATATATTTGAATATATGGTACATTCCGGCCAGTTTGGAGGGCCTTCAATAAAAGATAAACAAGGAGAGCTTTTCCCCGAGCTACTATAACTTTATGCGCCCGTAGCTCAGCTGGATAGAGCAGCGGTCTTCTAAACCGCAGGTCAGAGGTTCGAATCCTCTCGGGCGCGCCAAATTACCAAAGCCTGGGTGGTGGAATAGGTATACACACAAGACTTAAAATCTTGCGCCATATTGGCTTGAGGGTTCGAGTCCCTCTCCAGGCACCAATTATAGAAAGAGAGTAAAATGAGTAACAAAGAAAAGACAGACAATTTTGTAGTATGGACACTTAAACCAGAGTTTGATGATGCTATCATTACTGAAAGTGATGTTGTTTACTATAAGAAAATGAAAAACCTCAATCGGCATGATTCTGTTATTTTAAAGAGGTCAGATAATACGCTTCGTGAAGTATTTTGGGCTGAATAGCCATTATAACCAAAAATGTGTGACAAATATGTTACATATTCCAAAATAATATAAAAAAATACGCAAAAAGTGCAATTATTTTCACTTAGCGTGTTTACATTTATGCTCAGTGTGATATAATGGTACCATAAATAAGGAGTGTATATGATTAATTATTCAAATTCAATGTTGCCAAAATTACTCGCAAAAGAGAATATTACGGTTCAACATGGTAACTACAAGACTGCATGGTTTGATGTCAAAGACAGAGTCCTAGGTCTTCCTCTATGGAAAGATATGGGTAAAGATGTCTATGACTTATTAATAGGTCATGAAGTCGGTCATGCACTAAACACCCCGTATGAAGGCTGGCATGATAGTCCAGAAAAACTGAAGGGTTGCCCTAGGTCATATATCAATGTTGTTGAAGATGCAAGAATCGAAAGAATGGTAAAATCAACTTACCCTGGTTTAGTTGCATCATTTCAAAGAGGTTACAAAAAATTATATGATAATGAGTTCTTCGGTCCTATCGACAAAATTGACTGGGATCAAGTAAAGCTTATTGATAAAATTAACCTAAAAGCTAAAATAGGTCAGCTAATCGACGTTCCCTTTACAGATGAGGAATGGGTTTACATGGATAGAGCTAACAAAACTGAGACATTTGATGATGTTGTTCAGTTGGTTAGAGACATTCTTTCTTGGACACAAGAGAATCAGGATGAACTAATCCAAAAACCAGAACCTAAAACTGACAACATTGATGAGCCAGAAATTAAAGATAAACAAGAAGATGCTGATCCAACAAGTCAGGGTCATGACGATTACCAAGATGAAGAGGAAGAGGAAGAAAAAGAATCCAATGAGGAAGAAAATTCTAAAGCTTCTTCTGACGAGGCCAATGAAGTTGATGCAGACACTGCTGAAGAGGAACCTGTTTATTCTGCAGAACCTGATCATCAACAAGAAGCCGATATCTCAATTACTGACGAGGCATTTAGGGCCAAAGAATCTACTTTGTTGGATATTGATGATAAGGGTAAACAAAAAGCTGTAATCAAGCCAATTGAAAAATCAATTGCATCTAAAGTTGTATCAACATATAAAGAACTTAAAGAGTCAAGACAAAAAAGACTCGATGAATGTTTGTATAGTGAACAGAAATATGCAACATGGAGTTTGCCTGATTACGGTTTTAATGAGTATATCAGCGGAGTCAAGAAATCTGTTAACTTTGCTGTCAAGGAATTTGAACAAAGAAAAGCTGCTTACCAATATCAAAGAGCTACTACAGCTAAGACTGGCCAGATTAATGTGAATGCACTATGGTCATATAAAACCAACGATGATATTTTTCTTAAGGCGACAAGACTTGCAGATGCTAAGTCTCACGGTATGATGATGCTCATTGATTACTCTGGTTCAATGTCTGGTTCCATGAAATATGTTATGGATCAAGTCATTCACACAGTTATGTTTTGTAAGGCAGTAAACATTCCATTTGAGGTTTACGGATTTACTTCAACTAATCCCAAATTAAATT